AGACCGTCTTGAACGTTCCAGACCCCTTGGCCGATTTCTTCTGCTTGCGCGACAACCCAGCCTCACTCATAGCGATGGCGATGGCCTGCTTTCGGCTTTTGACTTTCTTGCCCGAACCGCCTGAGTGCAGCGTCCCACGCTTAAACTCCTTCATCACCTTATGGACTTTTTTCTGGCCGTAATCACCTTTATGCGGCATTAAAACCCTCAAAAGAAAAACCCCGCTGGGATACACCCAACGGGGCTCTTTTGCTGCGATGACCCCTACTTATTCAGTTTTATATCGTGGCGTGTGTCTTGTCCTCGAATGTCACGCCAAGGATTTTCCCGTCCTTAATATGCAAAATAGCATTGCCCTTCCGTTTGTCAAGCAAAAATTGCATTAAGGCGGCGACGACTGGTTGGGGAAGAGATACGGAGCCGTTGTGGTGGATAACATCGCCACAGGCGGAAATAACTGTGCCCACTACCCCGCCATCCCCGTCATCGGGTTCACCGTTTGGTTAATTTCCGCTGGCAACTCCCCTTCGCCTTGCAACGCGCCCCCCTTCCCCTGCCCCCCCATCGTCTGCATGAGCCCCTGAAGTTCCTTGAAGCGATTGGGCATATTCTGCAATTCCTCTGGATTTTGCTCTAGGTGGGACGGGTTGATATTCAGCAATTTCATCATATACGTCAAAATCTTGTCGCCGCTGAATCGTTTGGCGAAGGCTTGAAACAAGATGGGGTTAGACACGGCCATTTGCATGAGCGCGGCGGCTTTCTGAAAGTCCCGCACCCTCGCAAGGGTGGCCGAGAGACCGTGGACGCGAAAACCGCACCCCCCGGCGAGATTGGCAAATCGTTCCTCTGGCCCCATCCGGGCCAAGGTCAACGCCACCCGCGTTCCGAGCGAGCCCACAATATCCTGGCTGGAAAGGTCGTCGGCATTCTGGAGAATGGTCATCCACGCCTTGCGGATGGTCGGACCAATAAGCTCCGTTTCAATGTCGGCGGAGATGGCATCAAGGGTGACGGCTGAGGATTGGGAGGCTTCAATCACCTCTGTCGCCTTCACCTGCTTCGGGGGTAACATCCCCATGCGAAGTTCATTGGAAAGTGACGCGGCCAAATGCTCGCTATTGGCAATCTGAAACATGGCGATGGCGTCTTGGGGCACCTTGCCCTCAGAGACCGTTTCGACCACTTTCATGCCATCGGGGGTCTCATCCTTGATGGCGAGACTAATGCCCTGCGGGATGCCGCCGGCGATCTGTCGGGCATCCTCGAGCAGACCTGTCCGCACCTGTTTGATACCCCACACAGACGATAGACCCCCATCCAACATGAGGTTGAACAGTTCGTTGATGGCCACGTTGAGTGGGGCAACATGGTCGAAGAGAGCCTTGTGCCAGACGGACCCAGGCACGCGAACGAGCGGGGAGCTAACGAAGGGCGACTCCTGGTGCCAGAAGGGATTATCCTCCGGTGCCCGGAGCAAGTAGCGATCATTGGCAATCGCCGCCACGCAGTTCTTTTTCACTACCCGACCCCGCGAGTCAAGAATGTCCCCCCAGAACTCATCTACGACCACGCGCTTGCGGAAGGAGGGTGGGGTGGCATCAGTCTGGTTGCGACTGCGGGCTTTTTCCCACGATTCATACTTTTTCTCGAAATCTTGATCTATTAACTCAAGAACGTCAGGATCATAGATGTCGTCGTTCTCTGCTACCTCAATCAAATCCGATAAATCCCGCTCCACGGTGTGAATTTCATATAAATTGCGGTCTGTGGGATCGGGAAAGTAGTCCTCAGCGGAAATAAGGTCAATAATCAGTCGCCACGGCTGGATTTCCCGTGTTTTGAGGCTTTTTGTCTCATTCGCCTTAATTTCGCCAGTTTCAGCGACCGAAATGAACTCCATGCCGCGTTCGGCGAAGAATTGCCGCTCTGTCCGCTTCCTCCCATGAATTTTCAGCGTAATCAGGGACTCCAGGAGACCCTTTTTGACCCCATCAGACAGCACCAGTGGGAACGAGTTCCACTTTTGGAGGCCATCGGGCATGCGGTTGAGGAAGCAGAGCAGCAAATCACGGGCTTCGTGGGCTTGAAGAACTGAGTTGGGTGGCATATCCATCGTAAACCACTCACCAAACTGGACCAAGGCCCTCTTGACGAAGGCGGAAAACTGCTCGACGGCCACAGGCACCTTGGGTAAGAACTCCTTGGACTGGCCCTTTTGCTTGTGGGACCAATCCTGCCGGCCCAAATAGGTGTTGATGTTGAAGCGATTGAGGGCGGTGCGGTCCCTCTTCGCCATCTCCGCTTCGTGCTTGTAGGCCCGAATCGCCGTCAGGACGGTAAGATCCGCCCCCGCCGCTACTGGCCTGTCCTCACCTGGGCTTTTCTTCCGTGGCATGGTCTTGCCTCCAGTATCCAGGAATGGGAATTCCCTTGTTTGTTTTCTCGCTAGCAATACAGTCGTGGCAGACACCTATGGCCCGAGCCCCGTGGGTAAGAAGAGCGTTCGGGCAGAGGCGGCAGAGTTTTAGGTCTTTTTCAACTTGTGCCAATTTTCACCCCAGGGTGAAAGTTATTGTTAGGCCATGTCATTTCTTTTCTAAAATATCCATGAGCATCCATACCCCAACAATTAAAAGACCGACAAAAAGAACTATATGCCAAGGTTCCCAGCCATATTCTCTCATCGCTGCGCCCATGCGTACCCCGGCATGCCAATCTGCGGTTTCGTCTGTTGATCCCAGGGGCTTCTAGGTTTCACAGGCTCCTCGTAATGGACCCAATACCCAAACCCATCGGAACTATGTCCCCGACGATAGTATGGGCTCTTAGGATCTCTAGTCTTTTTAATCCCCCCCTGCCCATCTCGCAACACTCCCTCCAAATCAGCAATCAATTCAACACAGGATGGATCAATCTCTACAAGACTCAACCCCTGCTCATTCCTTAATGCCACATTAACCGCATTGACCCGATTTGTCACGGGGGGATTATGCGTGGGGAGTCTGAGGCGAATGGGTGAGCCAAATTTTCTCATCTCAGACCGAATAATCTGATAGTCACTATACCGGGCACGACTCTGATCCGATGCGGTGTGCCGTGATTCCATCCGTGCCCCAGTAGCATCCCCATAAATCCACAATTCTCCAAAATGCTGACCTACCAAATCATAAAATACCTGGCACATTTCGGCTGTGGAGCCCTCTTCAAGCACGAGCTCCCGCATGACCCTAAAAAGTCGTCCGTCTCTCTGACCAATCCCGGTGACGAGCGGGGATACATTGAAGTCCCAAAACCACACCAGCGGTTTTCTGGGGATGGGAGGCCAAGGCTGAGTTCTGACGTGGCTCTGATTTTCAAAAGACGCATAGGCCCGAGTACCCGACAGACCAGGAAGCCATTCACCACCCAAGCGGATTCTCCCTTCAACGCTTCCTGGCGGGAACTTTGCTTCAAGTCGGGCGATCTCCCGTTGGTCAATATGGGGATTATCGTATATGGATGCCGAAAAGAGTCCGAGGTCCGGCATGCGCTGTTGCAGCCACGGTTTAATCATGTCGTTATACATCCATGTCACACCCCCGACTGTGCCCTCTGGCGGAAGTAGTGTCACGGTTCCAAAAATACGCAGTGGGCGAGCGCCGATTCGGATAGATGATTCGCCATATATGCCCTTTTCGTGCTCCTCGTCAAAGTGTATCCAATCCTTTTCCGCGCCCTGATATTTCTTTCTTCCAGCGTCAGCAGACTTAAAGCCCACGATGGAACCGTTCTTGAGCTTCAAGACCCGATCTGACACCCGCCACTCGCTTATTTCCCGGTCCGGGATGAACGGGTCGTGCGTGGCCCCCGGCGGGACGAAGCCGTTGTTGAAGTATTTGGGCTCGATGATGTCGCGGGAGGTAGGAAAGTCAATACTACTGACCCATCCGGAAGTCGCACGATCTCTAACTTCAACGGTGCCCCCTTCGGAGTACGCAGATCTGGGATCGCCACCGAAGCGTGCCAAACTGGACCCAATGTATGCGCCAGCGTCGGATTTCCCAGACCGGTTGGCAGCCACAAACCAGTTTTCCGCTTTTTTCCCATACAACACACTCTCAATGAAAGGTTTCTGTTTGGGCGTGGGCTGAAAGATCAAGAGGGGATCCGTGGCAGCCCGATCGAGGATGGCTTGGGCGAGGAGGGCACGTTGCTCGTCGAGTTCGCGGAGGCGGGTCATCCGTAGACCCCTGGTGCGTGTGGACCGTGGCCTCGCATCTTTTTTGGCATAAGTGTCACACATCGTCCGCCGTTGCACCAACAGCAGTATTCGCAGCGATGGTGCAATACGGTGTGTTGGGTTGGCGAAGAGTGCCAACAATGTTGGTACGACCCATCTGTGTTGTAGTCACATCTATCGGACGTGGTTGGATTCCTAAATGTATAGGCATTCGTTGTTGTATGGCTGTGAATTGTCATCCCATCACCGCCTTCAGGGCTGCGCGGCAGATGGCGAGGGGGGCGGTGTTCTCTGCTACAAACTCTCCTGGGTCGTCACCGATACGGACGAAAAATGTGGGCAAGCTGTCGATACCACAAGTCATTACAATGCTTCTACCCCCACTCAATAACTTCTCCACTACCTCCCACGCAGCGGCGATGGAGGTGGAATACATTGGAATCTTGGCGTCTCTACGGACACGCTCATTGCCTTGTCCACCCTCCGAAATGCTCCCATCGGCGTGACGGAGAACTCTCATGCCCATCACCTTCTCCGCCACAATGGCATCAAGTTCCCGGCCGGCGGGGAGAACCAGGATGGCGTCCGGGGCTAATTCGGTCCGCATATTGGACACTCCGCGTAGCGCGTGGGGTCGTAGGTGCAGCCACATTGGGGACAGTGGGTGATGGTGGACCAGACCTTGCCCTCGTAGGTGAAAATTCTAGGGCCAGACCAAACGGTGACGGCCCCGGAGTGGATGAGACGCCTAGCTTCAACCTTGGATACATTGAATGCGACGGATACCACGTCAAGAAGCCTCATTCTTTACGCCTAGCTTGGCCTAGGTTGCACGATCTACTGGCACTTGGGGTAAGGTACATATTCGCCAGAGCGGTATCGTACGCGCACGCACATGGTAGCCTCACCCCACCCCCCCCTACCCCTATAATTACCACTTTATGTTGTGGTGTGTCAATGACCCAACACTAGTTAAATAGTTTACATATAACATTTTATCCGACGTAAGGTGCATAAGTACATGATTATAAAGCCGTTGCATGTGTTGACATATGCCTACGAGCCGTATGATTACGCTTCATCCACAACATGTGGTGGCTCAATAGCTATAGGCATCCCAGATGATGCTATAGGCGATGTCGATACCTTGCCGTCCTGGGCGTCGTGAGAGGGCGTGAGACTATCCAACTGACCATCCACCGTTTGTTCCATCAACTGCTTCCGTTCCACATCCAACTTCTGATTGAGTTGCCTCAGTTCGCTATCGCTCATCCCTTGAATGACCACAAACATATTGTTTTGTACGGCTGGAGCATCTTTGTGATAGCCCGCCAATCGTGCAGCCATCGTGAGTGCTTGTAAGTGTTTATCGGGATATTTGTTCGCATGAGCCTGGATTGCATGCTCTGTAGGCTCACATCTGAGTAATTTAGCCAAGAGGCTTTGAAAGGGCTCAATGCTCAGTTGTTTGATGAGTGCGAGCACGTTCTCAGGATTGGTTGTGTCGGCCATTCTTCCGTTGCTCCATGTGCCGTGCTAACAACCACTGGTCAATGAGTGTGTAGGTAATGGCGAGTTGACCATTAGGGAGCTTGCAGGCGGGGAAGCCCAAGTGACGACGCCAGCGATAAATGGTCTGCGGGGAGCACCCAAATGGCTGAGCAATACTCTTCGCACCAATGAGGATGTGTTGGTCTCGAGGTTTCAGGCTTCGTGTTTTCTGGACAGGCATTGGTTTTAGCATAGACCGTGCCAATTTGTTGTCAATCTCTGCTTATAGGCCAACATAATTTTTTAAAAATCGCTACGCCTCTCAATCTTCTACTTGCTCCTCTTATCAGCCATTATCGCACAATCCTCACCACCTGGAAAGCTTCGGCGTATTCATGACCACATTGCATCCCGCGATATTTAGCCTGAGTGTCAATGCCCGTTTTACTTCTCGGATGGGGCCACATGTGTAATTCTGACATATATTTTATACTCATTTGTTCTTGTTTATCATCCATATCTCTCACTGACATTACCACCCACACATCCGGCACAAACCGTCTATCTCCAGGTATCTCAAACGCATACACTTCCTTCACACAACACCCCGGCAATGGCCTCGTCGCAACCTCCACGGCTTCAGAGATAATCTGGTGATCCTTGTTGAGATCCCCGCGCCAATGGCTATAGACAATCTCAGGCTGTAACTCGTGTATCCATGCCTCTATCTGTTGAATGTAATGCAATAAGGGCTGTGTGTCAAATCGCTGGTCGAGTTCATCCCCTCGGCCTTTGCCAATGATGCGTTCGTGGACGATATGGCCTTCGCCGCAGAGACGGGAGATGGTGCCGCCAACGCCCAAGACCTCGTCATCTGGATGTGCCGCGACTATGAGCACGGTGCTCATTTATTCACCAGTATTTCTAGGCTCTTTGGGCCTTTGTTGAAAAGGAGATCTATGATCGACATGTTCTCTAGGAAGGGACCGTGAAGCTGGCGATATACCGGATACTGATAGTCCTGAAACTCCACCTCAATACCTTCACGCTCAAAGTCCTCCACCTTCGCATAGTCACGGCCCTTTGCGCCGAATATATACTTCGTCGCCCCCAGCTTCTTGCACATATCAAGCACGAGGTCGGATTTGTGGCCTACAAAATTATATTCACTAGCTCTAACAACATTCTTCTTAACCTTCATAAGTTCAAGTACCAACAAGAGAATATTGTAATTGAGCCAAGCTAGTTTATGCCAAGGCTGAAAATATATGAGCTTCCAAACGTTTCCGTAAATTTCCCAATGCCCAGACTTAGAGTAATTTAATTCCAAGCTCCCCCAGTGCTTCTTTTGCCAATGTTGAGTATTGTCTATTACTATGTCCGAAATTGGCTTAAACTGGTATCCATCCCTCAATACTGGCACCGTCAACCATTGCCATCCTTGCGCTGTCTTGATCTTGTTTCTGTTCTCGTAACCACTACTCTCCATGGGCACCGTATCGAGGTAAACAAACACATCAGCCCGTGCGATCTTGTCAAACAACCGCAGGCCAGGGAGATACTGAGTTTGGTGGGCGGTGAGGATCATAATATCGCGTAACTCACCGTACTCTGCCATTCAAAGCGCTCCAGCTTCAACTCATTCATCTCTATATTCTCCACCAAGGCCAATGTCTCCCCCGGCCAATTCTTCACGCCCGCCTCATCAAAGGCCAACACAGCCCCCTTGGGCATGCGCGGCAAGAAATACTGTAAGGCCGTCTTGGTTGGTTCGTATAGGTCAAAGTCAAAGTAAAGCATGGCTACGAGCAGGTGGGGATTATCCTCAAGATATTTGGGGATGGTTTTTGTGGCATCACCCTTGACTAACTCCAGCCTCGGAATCTGCCCTATGGGTCTATTAAGATCATGCTCTTTCGCTACGGCAATTAAATGCTCGTATGAATCCTCAGCCA